TCACACCGTCTTAAACATATTCTGTTTTAGCGGTTGTGTGCCGAGAGTTTTTTCAACTTCTTTTCTTGCTTGTTCCAGTTCTTCGAGCCTTATCATTTCGTCCTTGGCATCATCAAGTCCAAGATGGGTATATGTGTTCATCGTGACACCGATATCGGAATGTCCCATAAGGTATTGCAATGTTTTCGGATTCATTCTTGCCTTTGCCATATTTGAGCAGTAGGTATGTCTGCAAATGTGAGGGGTGATATTAGGCAGTTGCTCTCTGAAAATATCATTGTATCTCTTGACCGAGTGATTAAACCTATGCTCCCAATGCATTGCAACTTCGGGCATCCCTTTTGAATCTCTGAACAGAAAACCGCAATGTCCTGAAACCATAATTTCAGGAAGATTTGTGGGTCTGTTTTCAAGTATTCTTTTGAAGGCCTGGTAAACATCTTCCGTCATAGGTAGTTTTCTTGTGCCGGCATTTGTTTTTGTTGATTCAATCACATACTCCATTTTTGAGGTTCTCTGCAACTGGTGGTCAATATTGATGATTCTGTTGTTCATATCAAGGTCATTTATCGTCAACCCACAAAATTCTGAAATTCTCAAACCAGTGTGAAAGAGAATGTAGAAGACATCATAGTATTTGTAGTAAACATTATCGTAACGAACAAATTTCAAAAACTTGTTCATTTGCTCTTTTGTCAGAGCCTGTCGAGTGTGTTCAGTGTTTATGATAATGCCGAGTAATTGGAAACCGAAAGGGTTCTTCATTAGAATATCATCATCAACTGCCATTTGAAATGCCGGTCTTAAAACACCTCGCACTGTTTTTATTGTACTCGAGCCCCTTCCGTCTTCCTGTAATTTAATGAGAAACAGCTTTGCATCGGAAGTTTTGATTTCACCGATTTTGCGACTTCCAAATTCCTCTTTGCTCATAATGTTTTGCACAAAGTTGTAATTTGAAAGTGTGTTGTGTCTTACACCTGTCCTTGTTTTGAGATAACGGGAGATTAACTCGTTGACGGTGATATTTCTGCCGGTTATGTCAAGTCTTGAGTCAACATCTTTACCGACCAGCTTTTCTAATTCTCTTAGTGACAGGCAAGGCTGTTTGCCTATTGGTTGTGGATCTGTCGGAACAAGTCGCCAGCTGTATACAAATTTTGGCTTGCCGTCAACTAAATACTTGAATTGATATTTTCCGTTTGCCCTTATTGATTCTCCGTTGTGCAAAAGTCTATGCTTTGAATCTCGTCTTTGTCCTCGGCTCGCCATTTTTGAGTTCTCCCTTCATTCCTGATTTATTAAGATATTTTACAAATTCATCTTTGATTATTAACTTTCGTGTTCCGTATTTAGCCATAAAGGGAAGACCGCTTTGGCTTGTAAGACGGAACATTTTTCTTCTGCTGAGTCCAAATAATTCGGCTGTTTCAATTACCGTCAAAAAATCTTTGTCCTGCAATGATGGCTTATCCATATTTTTTACCTCCTCGTTTGGTACTCATATATTGCCGTAAAACTCTCAGAATAGCAACTACTTTCAGCAGATAAAAGGAAACTATATCGTAGAATTATTGCACAGATATTCCTCAAATTTTGTTCGTATAATCAAATAGCGATTACCGCTCAAAACTGAAAAAATTCCGAGATTATCCTCGGCAAGTTTTCTCATTTTTTTAATGCCAATGTTAAAATATAATCCGGCTTCTTTGACAGTTAGGGTGTAACGCTCTGCGTATGTAGGCTTATCCATTTTGTTTTCCTCCGTATCTGTATTTGACATAACAACTATGACTGCAAAATTTTCTTTTTGCATTGCCGTAAACTGTAAATGATTTTTTACAATAAGGACATGTTAGTTCATAAATTGCTTTTCTGTTAACTAAATCAAGATGATTGTTCCACCACTTGTTTCTGCAAGCGTCTGAACAAAATCTCTTGCGTTTGCGGTGTTCGTTTTGCTCAACCGGTTTTCCGCATTGTTCACAATAAAGAGTGTGATTATCATTGCTTTGCAAATCAGCACTCATCAGCTTGTTCCTTTTACAGTATGATTTTATTGTATTAACGGATAGGCTTGTGAGATTTGAAATCTGTTTGTATCCGTAACCGTTCTTTCGGTAGCTTTCAATTTGCTTTTTCTCATTGTCTGTCATAAAAAGCACCTCCTACCATATAGCCACGGCAGAAGGTGAAAAGGACGCTTTTTAATCTTTCATATAAAATTGACATTCATAACCGTCCGCACGGAGTAAAAGACCTTTTGCCCAAGGCGGAGTTCTGCTCATTTGTTCGCAGATAGTGTTTACGGAAACATCTTTTTGGCATTCAATAATAACCTCGTCATGAACATGAGCGACTATGCGGTAATTTGTTAGTGCCTGCATTGCATAGAGCAAAATATCCCTTGCGATGGCTTGAATGATATTTTCACAGAACTTAGGACCATAGCTTTCAAGCCGTTCCCACTTTTTTGTACTGCCGATGCCTTCATAAGTGACAGCCTCACCGCCGAATTTGTTTATTCCGATTCTCGGTTTCACATATGCAAGCCTTCTGCCGGAGGGGAGAGTTATAAATAAAAATCCGCTTTCGTAGGTGAACAATATACCGTGAGTTTCGGTCGGTATTCTTTTGGCAACAGTTTCTTTAATGCAGCTATCAATATCCCACCAGAGTTTAGTGATGGATGGATTAGAGTTTCTCCATGCACAAACAAGAGGCTGCAGTTCATCTTCTGACAGTCCCATTTGAATTGCCCCCATAGCTTTTAATGCACCAACAGAACCGCCGTAGCCAAGGGCGAGTTCGGCAATTTTGCCTTTTTGTCGCAGATCCCCGTTTATTCCATGCTTTTCAACAGGAACACCAAACATCTGTGATGCACTACTGCAATAAATATCTTTGCCCTCCCTAAAAACTTTGTTTCTCCATTTCTCATCTGCAAGCCACGCAAGAACCCTTGCCTCAATAGCAGAAAAATCGGCTACTATGAATTTGCAACCATGCTGTGGAATAAAAGCGGTGCGGATGAGTTGTGAAAGTGTGTCCGGAATATCATCATAAAGAATACTGAGTGCATCATAATTTCCGCATTTTACAAGGCTTCGTGCATCTGCCAAATCACTCATATGGTTTTGCGGTAAATTCTGTAATTGTACAAGTCTGCCTGAAAATCGACCTGTTCTATTTGCACCGTAAAACTGAAACATTCCTCTTGCACGGCTGTCTTTACAAACGGCATTTTTCATTGCCGTGTATTTCTTAACACTGCTTTTTGCTAGTTGCTGTCTGAGTGATAACACTTTGTGTACTTGATAGGGTGCAGTTTTCAGCATTTCTGAAACTGATGATTTGCTAAGACTTTCGGTTTCAAATCCGTTTTCAGAGAGCCAGTTTTTCATTTGCTGAACGGAATTTGGATTATCAAGATTGGTAAGGGATTGTATATCATTGACAAGCGACTTTTTAACCATTTCATCAATAACTATTGCGTTTTCAACTAAAATCATATCTACCCCTATGCCACGGTCATTTATATTTTGGTCAAGGTGGTATTCGTTCCATATTGAATCACTTACAGGAAATCTTGATAATTTCTTTTGAATACTCATCTCAGTTTCAACATCACGAATATTGTATGCCTTGAAATTATTCCACTTTTCTATATTGTGATATGGCATATTTCTTGTTCTGCCATTATTGATTTTTGTAGGGGAACAGGGAATACAAAAATATCGTATGAGATTTTTACCCTCTGACAGCTTTTGCTTTTCAAGGCCTAATACAGCACCCACACCCTCAAGGGAAAGCGGAAGACCGAGTGTTGCCGACCAGACAAGAGTACAATGCCAAGATGACGGGTTAAGATATTTGCCGTCAAAATCTATACCTAAATCTTTAAGATACCTTGATAAGCATACCCTCTCAAATTGTGCGTTGAATGCCCATTTGATAACCGAAGTATCGGTCAGTGCATCAAGAATATCCTCGGGTATCTTTTCTCCCATACACAAGTCAATGACTTTGACATCACTGCCGTCAACAGAATAGCCAAACAGCAGAATTTCAAAATCATCACTTTCCGCATAACGGTAAACACCGGATTTCTGAAGATTAGCACTTGAATATGTTTCTATGTCAATACTGATTGATTTCATGTTTTCACTTCCTTATATATAAAAAACGGACGGCAGAGAGTATCCCTCCACCGTCCGAAATTGTTAATTATCTAAGTTGTTTTTCTTAGCCTTTCTCGCTATTCTGTGCTTTCTAAAAGTCTTGTGAATAAGGAAAATTAAATCCGTTACGGTACTTATGATGCCATACATACCTATTCCCAAGAAAAAACAGAAGATAACAACTACATCAAATAATTTTGCAAGTTCATAAAATTCGTTCATATCATTTACCTCGTATTATGTTAGGATAAGAAATCATCATCTGTTTCAGTTCTGAAATCGTCAGTAGCCGAACTTCTGCCACCAAGCGGTTCGCCGTCCTTGATTTTCTGAATGTTGCCAAGACCACAGGCAATACCTTTGTTGCCATTTGAATTGAATGCGTAAAAATTCAGAGACACTCTTGCATAACAACCGCTGTACACCTCATCTCTGTCAAGAATAGGTTTTACAGCCTTATCAACAATCTGCGGAGCGGTTCTGCTGTTTGCATTGATAAACCAGTGACCTGCATAAGCCTCATCATCACGCTCGGTATCACCGTCACGAAGAGGAAGTTTAAGTGATGCTTTGTTTGGCTTTTTACCGCCAAATTTACCGATACCTTCTTCAATTGCAGTGTTTACAGCGTTGTTAATCGCATTAACGGTTTCAGTATCATCTTTTGGAATAAGTACGGATACGCTGTATCTTTCAGGACTGCCGTTGATTGAAACAGGTTCCCAACCGTGAAAATATGAAAGTCTTGTGTTTTTTCCTGTGATAACTTTTGTTCTGTTTGAATTAGCCATAATAATTAGTCCTCCGTTTTAAATTCGTTTTTAACATCTGTGATTGTCATAGCCTCTCTTTTGTCCGTTTCGGGAACAAGAGCAGGCTTGCCTTTTGGTTTAATGATGAGATTTCCAAGTATCTCGTTGAAATTTTGCTTACCTAAAAGCTTTTGCATTTCTGTAAGTGTGATAAGGCTCTTGCGATAAATGTCTTTGTAGCCGGCATCTTCCAACGCTTTAGCCACTGCGATTTCATCTTTGTACTTTCGTACAGACCGCCCTTCAACAATTTTAAAACCGATCCAATGCTTGCCGTGATTGACAGCTGATTCGGTAGCATATGCCATTATTTCATTTGCCCACTTTGTGAGATTGGGAATAACAGATAAAATCTTTTCAATTTCAGAATCAGTAAGAAGTGGGGGAAGTCTGAATTCTTCCTGTGCAAGTTTTAGATTGTTTTCGGCTCTTGCTCTGCATCTTACTGATGCTTTGCAGAATGTACACCAATCACCGACACAGTAATCGCCTTCACCTTTAACAGCTAATTCTGCTTTTGGCTTTAATACATTTTCTGCCCAGCCTTTGAGCTCATCAGCAGAAACAGTCCAAGTGCTGACATTATCTCGGCGTGGCTGAAAAATTGACATTGACACATCTTTGATGTCATATAAGCGGTCAAATATTTTTAAAGCACCGAGAGCATAACATTTCATCTGTGGATTATCAAAGGCATCAACCAGTACTCCCATTCCATATTTGAAATCAATGATATGTATTTGGCTTTCAGAAACAATAATGCAGTCGGCTGTTCCAAAACCATTTGGTACATATTCTGAAAAATCAACCTTTTGTTCAATAAGAATCAAAGAATCTTTACATTTCTGTTTTGCAAGATTGAATTGCTCAAGTACAAAATTAACATATGAGTCGGTGTACTCCTGCATTTCATCGCTTGTGTAAGGGGAGATAGGCTCGTCGCTCCTTCTGCGTAATATGGTTTTAAGTTTATGCTCACACCACGCATGGGCAACTGTGCCTTCTTCGGATGCCTTGGTTGATTTGTTCTCAAACTTTGATTCAAGCACGGCACTTGGTGTACAATTGAGCCATCTGTGAGAACTTGAAGGGGAGAGGAAAGCGTGATTACTCATTCTGAAGTGCCTCCGCATCTTTGATGATTTCTTCGTAATGACAGGGGTCAATTTCAGAGAGTCTGTTTCCGCCATACTTTACAATGAGTTCTCTAACCTCAGAAGTGAGTCCGCTTTGACTTTTTTTAGCAAGAACACTCCTTACATCTTCAAGGGAATACACCTTTGATTTTACAGTTTCTGATTTTACTGAGCTTTCAGAAGTATGTACGGTTGACTTCTTTGAAATCTCAGTATTCTTTATCTCGTTCAAAAGATTTGAAACAGTCTGCAAACTTTCTGTAAGTGTACCAATGTTTTTGATTACCTCAGTAATCGCATCAAGCAATGCTGTTATTTTGTTCATAATTGCCTCCTTTTTTGACTTTGGTAATGGCGAGTTCCTCAATAGAATCACTTGGCACAAGAATTGTGATTTTTTGCTTTCTGCCGAACAGCATTCGCAAAAATCGTTCTCGCAAAGTGATGTTTTTGCAGGATACCATACTGTTTCTTTGTGGTTTGTCCGAAACACTGATTTGAAGATTGTGTTTCATGTATTGCACCTCCGTTTCTGAGAGCATCGTTGCCCTCTGTCTGTTAGCCACGGGAGAGTGCTTAAAAGGATGCTTTTTAAAAAATTTTTATTTTTGATATTTTATTTATGAGAAAGCGAAAAAACATTTACACAAAAAGCGCTTCTTGTATTGAAAGAATATGTTAAATATGTTAAAATGATTTTGGCGTATAATCATTTTTACAGAGGGGAATACAAAATGAAAAAAATATCTAAAAAAGTAACAGCACTACTGCTTACAGTACTGCTGTTATGTAATGTTTTTGCGATAGCAATATTTGAAACTAATGCTGCAGAAGTTAATGAAATTCAAGTCTCAAGTAACAAAATACCCTTTTATCTTACTGATCAAGAGGCACGATGTTTTATTGGTTTTATTTATAACACTAATGACCTAACACAGGAGCGGCTTACTAAATATGATATGTATAAGTTGTTAACAGGACAATTGTCAGGTGAAGAAGAACAAGTTGCTACAATTCAATTTTCAGAGACAATGATGTCCCAATTATCTAGAACAGTAGATAATCTTGACTATATAAATGGATATAGTTCAGATAATTTGATATCATATTTAACAACAAAAGCAAACGGAAATTTTGCAAGTGATGTAGTTAACGAAACTCTCCATAAAATCGGAAATAGTTTTTTTGATTTATTTCTTGATGAATATACTATTCACGGTGGAACATTAGAGAATATGGAGTACGAATACTTTCAAAATGGTCTTCTTGCTTGGAATGCAATAGATGGCATTGCTAGTATATCTGATAAGGTTCAAGCATATAAAAATCAAATCTTAGCACTATCAAATGCTACATTCTATGTATCCAGTGCAAATAGAAAGGAAATGTACGATTATTTCTTAACTTATAAAAATAATATAAGTATAAAGTATACAGTAAGTGAAGACGCATTTGACCTTGTTATGGACGCAAATGAATTGTGCAATGAAAAATTAGCTATAATTAAAGCCCTTTCTCCAACATTATCAAACTGGGGATTTCTGGATAATAATATGCTATTATGGGGAACAGAAGATAGGATAGCCTTAATTGAAAAATGGGCTGAATTTACATATTTATTAGAAGAGTCTATAACAAACACAACCATAACTTCAAATGATGATACATCATCACAAAGATCAGCAATCAGATATTCACTTATTCCATCAAATTACCTAAGTTATGAAATTAGAGATGACTTTGCATATATTAATTCATATACTGGAAATTTTACAGCTGCTATGATTCCTTATGAAATCGAAGGACATATGGTTAAAGGAATAAATGATAATGCGTTTTCAGAAAATAAATCATTAAGATATATTTATATTCCTGGAACAGTTTCTTATATTGGTGAAAATGCTTTTAAAAATTGTTATAATTTACAACAAGCATATATTCCAAATGGTAAAACAAATATTAACAATAAAGCTTTTTCTGTTTATAGAAAATTAACAATTAATAATAGTCCATATATTTTAGATAAAAATTTAAGTATTGAAATATACTCAAGTTCAGGTGCAAGTGTTGAAAATTATTGCAATCTTTCTAATATATCCTTTGTATCATTAGATTGGGACGGTAAATCAAGACAGGCAGTTTTACCGATTGATAATACATATTATATTGGTTCTGTTGCTGAATTATATTGGGTTTTATCGCATAAATCAAAAGCGAGCAATGTAGTTATTAGTGGTATATTAAATTTTAACTCACATGATATGCCAAGATATGGGTCATACGATTCACCATATACTTCTCAAGGAAAGATAAATATAATATCAGCAGAATTCAACAATACCAACAGTTACAATCCAAATTATTGGGGAACAGCTAAAACTATCGGATTAATTGATTCTGCGAAACTTGATGAATTATATATAGATGGATTGTCAATAAATAGTTCCTATCTTTCTTCAGCTGAGGTTGAAAAGCAATGTTACGGAGGTTTGTTGTTTGGACATTTAAAGATTAGCAAAACAATGGTTTGTAAAAACATTAATATAAGTGACTGCAATGTCAACACAACAGAAGGTATGTGCGGAGGATTATTTGGATGTTTATATATAGACAATAACGCAACAGCCACGATATCTAGAATAAGTACTAATTATCATTTAGGTGGCATTGTTAGATATCTAGAATCACTAGTTATTGGTGGTGTAACAGGTCAACTTATTAATTATGGTGAATTTAATATATCTCATACAGATATTAAAGGAAATTTTGAAACAATTAGCGGGAATAATATGCTAAATAAATTTTATTCAGGATATGTAGGTGGAATTATTGGGTGTGTAGACAATTCAGGTAATATAAATGCAGAATATATTAAATCTGATTTTTCTGCAGAAACACACAGTAGTTATGATAATAATGAAGCTAGTCATTATATTGGTGTATTAGCGGCCACAGTAAATTCAAATACTGGCAAAGTTTGTATTAAAAATAGTAATGCTAATGTGATATATATTTATGGAGATTTCAGAGGATATTTCGGTGGAAATACAAAGCATCTATCAATAGAAAATTCTACACTTACAGTTACTATTCCTAATGATGTCAAATATATAAATTCAGATAATAGTGATTATATTACTGGATTTATAGTTGATAATAATCATCCTGTTTTTTCTACTGAGCAAGGAATTTTATTATCAAAGAAAAAGGAATCTATAATTAGGTATCCTAATGGCTTAGAACAAACTAGCTATACAATCCCCAATTATATTTCTGATCTATCTCTGCATTCTTTTCAAAATTCAAAAAATTTAAAGAGTATTTCAATACCAAATAATGTGACATGTATATCTCATTATGCATTTGAAGGCTGCACAAATTTAACAGATGTATATTATGAGGGTAGTAACTCAGAGTGGAAAAATAATGTCAAAATTTACGATTATAACGATGACCTTCTTAATGCAAATATGCATTACAAAAAATTAGAGTCGACAGACTCAAATATTAAATATAAAATTATTAATAGTTCATCCGTAACAATTACCGGATATACAGGTAATGATAATGAACTGATTATTCCAGATATTCTCAACAACTACAATGTTGTTGGTATTGATGAAGGAGCTTTTGATAATTGTCCTAATTTAACAAGTGTTAGTATTAGGAAAAATATTAAGTCTATTGATAGCGGTGCATTTAGAAATTGCAGAAATTTATCAAAAATTAATGTTAGCGATGGTAATCCTTACTTCTCATCACTAAACGGAGTTCTCTTTAATAAAGATTTTACAAGTATTGTTTGTTATCCACAGAATAAAACAGAGAATGAATACTCATTACCGGATAGTGTTGTGTCTATATCTGAGTATGCATTTTATAATTGTTTAAATTTGTCATATGTAAATATTCCAAAAGGAATAAAAGTTATTGGTGACTATACATTCTATGGCTGCACCAGTTTATCAAATCTGAATATTCCAGATGATTGTGAATCTATCGGTAATTATTCTTTTTATGAATGTACCAATTTATCGAATCTGAAAATATCGAATAATTGTCGATCTATTGGTGATTATGCATTTTATGGTTGCGAAAATTTAACTTGTTTAGAATTTACGGAAAAAATTGATAAAATAGGGAATTATGCGTTTGGTAAATGCGAAAAAATATCGTATGTTAAGTTTTTGAAAAAATTGGACTCATTAGGAGACTATGCATTTAGTAATTGTAATAATATTTCATATGTGGAATTTTCAAACGGAGTTGACACAATAGGAAGTTATGCTTTTTATAAATGTGCAAATCTCTCAAAACTGAGTTGCTATGAAAGTTTGAATTATATTGGATATTATGCGTTTTATTACTGTGAAAATATTACATGTGTTTCTCTTCCAAATAATACTCAAAGAATTAATAATGGTGCTTTTAGAAGTTGCGATAAACTTTGTGATGTGTATTATGACGGTAACGCAGATGAGTGGAAAAAGATTGATATTGGTGAATATAATCAATGTTTGTTAAAATGCAATATTCATTGCAATGATACTGTTATTTCTACTCCAGAGGTTACAGACCAAGGAAAAGTATACTTTAAAAATACATTTAACTGGTCAGAGATTTATTGCTATATGTGGACTGGTTCAGGCGGAGAAGGCTATCAAAATTTTGCATGGCCAGGAGTAAACATGGTTGACGAGGGTAATGATATTTGGTCATGTGATTTGTCGTCAAAATATAGTTATATTATTTTTTCAGATGGTAATATGCAGAGTACTGATTTAGTAATACCGGGAGATGGATATATAGCTATACCGACTAATTCCCCACATTATTTTGATGTTTCTTGGGAACCATACACATCAACAAATAATGATTTAGGCGATGTAAATCGTGATGGAAGTGTTAATATACATGATGCAACTATAATTCAAAAACACATAGTTAATTTATATGAATTTACTGATGAGCAAGTTGTTATTGCTGATGTTAATTTAGATGGTATTGTCGATATTACGGATGTAACGAAGATTCAAGAATATATTGTGGGTTATATAGATAAACTATGATAAAAGGAATAATCCCCATCAAGGAATAAAACTTCCTCGATGGGGATTTGGCTTTGTTAGAATATTATGCTATTGTCTGTTAAGATAAAATCTCGTTTACTCTTTTCTGAATGGCGCTGTAGTCATAGCCAGCTTTGGTGAGACGGTTTTTGCGGTCGGTGCCGTTGCCCCATTTGCCCTGAATTACTTCTTTTGCAATGGCATCAACTGACTTTTTGCCCGATGACTTTAGCGTGTACACAACTTTTCCGCTTTCATTAAAAACAGAGTAACCGCTGTTTTTGTTGGCACATTTCTTGGCATTTGAAAGGTCATAAAAAGCACCCTTCTGCGACTTTGCGTCCTTCCAACTTTTGCGTACACGATAGAGAGTTTTCTTTGTTGTAGAAGATGTGCCTGAACCAAGCTGTGCGTTTACCTCCTTTGCAATCTGTCCGTGAAGATTGTAGAGATAGTCACCCGGACAGGACTTGTTCGCATAATCCCTGTGAACCGTCATATTGCAACCGTTAAGGTGATTCATTCTCTCTGACTTGTTTGTTGACCACACAAGCCTTTTGATGCCGTTTCTTTTGCAGATATCAACAAGCAGTTTAATCAAAGACTTGTACGCAACATCATTTACTCTGTATGGGTGGTAGGTATCTGACGCAACCTCAATGGTAATCGCCCTGTTGTCATTTGACGCAGATGAGGTGCACCAGCTACGGTCCTTTTCCTCAACATACATTCCGATTCTGCCGTCATATCCGATACCGTAGTTTGAGCTTGCCTCCTTGTCCCTTGATGCAAAGATTGAGCCGAGAGTTTCAACAGAGCACTGCCCGACTACGCAGTGGATTGAAACTGTATCAATCTTGTGATTTCGATTGATGTTTCTGTTTGGTGAAATTTTTGTGTAGCTAACTAATTTGCTGTTTGTGTATGACATTTAGTCGTCCTCCTTTTCACTTCTGTGGTGTAATTGTGCAAGCACATTTTTAATCTTTTCAGGAATGGGAAGTCCCAGATGTGCTCCGTTTTCAAGCAGTGACAAGCCCTCATTTGAGAGATAGAAGAAAATCACTGCCGTTCTCAGCACACTGCCCGTGCCGATAATGTACACATCAAGGAGATTCGCCACTCCCACAAGCAGAAAGATAATCACCTTTCTGCAAATACCTTTAAAACCGACCTTGCTCGAAAGCTTTTTGTCGGCAACGGCACACATCATTCCTGTAATGTAGTCGATAACTACAAATGCAATGAGTGCATACAGAAAGCCGTCTGCACCTCCGAGAAACCACCCCAGTGTTCCTCCAAGTGCGATGAATGCAGTCTGAATGCTGTTCCAAATCTGTTTCATAAATACCTCCTGTGTCTATTTTTTAACCCACTTGCTCCAGCTTGAATTCACCTTTGAACGGATATACACATCAAACGGACTGTCCCTTGCCGTATATCTCTGTGTCACAAGATTTGTACTGCAAGAAAATACTTCAAGCATACCGAATACAAGTGCCGGATAGTTCATATTCTCCTGCGGTACTCTTCGTCTGAAATAAATACCCTGCGTTGTAAGACTGTTAAGGCTGACATCGTCCTCAACAGAGGTCTGTATAATGCCCATAACAGGGTAACCGTTCATATGTATTTCACCCGTCACATCAAGTGCGGATTGTGGGTTTGGATTGTTAATGCCTACCTTCTGCTTGCGTAATGCAACAAGCGGAGTGCCTTGCGGAATGGTAAAGTACAGGTCCGTAACAACAGACTTTTCCATCACATCCCGAATTTCAATATGAAAGCTGTATGACATATTCACATCAAGCTCCATAAGCTGAAGATTTGAGTACGAATAGCTTGTGCCGTTCATTTTCAGTTCGCTTAAAATGTCAACAAAATTTCCGTAGTTTGCATCACTTGTCCTCTTGTATTGGTAGCGAAAGGATAAAAGCTGATTGTGATTTACCCCGTCAATTGTAATTGGTGAGTATGAGCCGTTGAAAATAAGCTGAATTTCCGACTCAATCTCATTTGTTCGTCTTAGTGTAATCTTACTGAGATTCGGACTGCTGTACGGAATAACTGTAATCGTCTTTTTAATGCTCGTTGTGTAACCTCTTGAGTCCGTGACCGTGACCATAACCACCACATCACCGCTTTTGGTGATTGTACCAAGATTCAATTCCTTTGCAGTTGTACTTGATTTGCTCACACCGTTACAGCTTACTGTGTAGCCTGTAATCTTCGATTCATTTCTCGACTTTGCCGTAAGCGGAGTAACCTTGAGATTTGAATAGTTCTGAATAAACAGCTTTGAGTTGCCCGTAACGGCAGTGGTCTTTAAATTGGTGTCAAGATAGATAAACCCGTTAATTACAGGCCTTGAGCTGTGCGATGTGGTGGTAATCTGACAATTTCTTTCAGAAATGCCTACATAGGTTGAACCCTTGTATGTGGTGACCGTTAGCTTTGCCGTAATGCTTTTGTCCTCATACATTGCCTTGAGAATACCCGTTCTGCTGTCCGTAGGAATGGTAATAATCCTGTTTGCCGTCCCCTTGTTCCACGCAAGTCCCGATATGCCAGTTATCGGAATACCTCGTATGGTAATCGTAATGCTGTGTTTAAGACCTGCGTCATTTACCGTTGTGTTTACTGATACGGTCGGATTTTCCGTATCTATGTAAATCGTGTCAATTCTATTGACAGCCGTTGTCTTTGTCATATTGCCTCCTAATCAAGAATTACAATGTTGAGTCCCTGCGAGCTGTCCGTCATCGGAATCAGCTTTGTTCTGCCGATTGTAAGCTCACCGTTAACTGTGGTTTTCTTCGTCTGAGTTTCGTCCTTGTTTAGGGTGAATATCTTTTCACCGTTGTAGTAGCCGGAAAATTCAGTGTTTGTAATTACTGTTTTCTGCGAGGACTTGCTGTTTGAAACCTCAATGCCTTTGCGGTCAATCTTCACCTCATTTGTGTATATCTCGTTCGGTGCAGGCGACCAGTGTTGGATAATACTTCCGTCAGTAAGCATAAGGTCGCTTACCTTAAGGGAAGAACCACGGCTGTAAATGAACACCGTGATTTCACCGTCCGAAACATCGGGGAGTACAACGGAAAAATCTGTCCAATCAAAGCTGTCCTTGGTATCAAAAAGATATGCTCTTTTTACACCGTTGTACTGAACATACATATATGCACTAAGCTGTGAATAGCTTTTCTTTGCTCTGAGTGACAGCACAAAGGATCTGTCGGCAACCGAGTTATACACACTTTGCGACAAGGTGCTTTCCGCACCGAGTACAAAAGCAGAACCCGAAGAGGTATGACTGATTACATCTGTATCGGAAAGTACAGTGACCAATCCCGAATACTCCCAATCATCCGAAAGTCCGTTGAGAGCCGATGAGTTTAAAAGATAGTTCTTTCCGCCCGTGGACTGCTCGTTGATTTTAAAGGAAATGTCCTCTGCGGCCTGCTCAAGTGTTGATGTCCTTTCCGTAATTTCAGCAATACTGTCGCTGAGTTTGTCGGTATCCTCTGTTTTTGTGTAGGCACTGAGGTGAACCTCACCGCTTTCCAAATCCCACCATGAAGAATTATCAGCCGAACTGATTACTCCCGCCTTGATGATATTTGCCATAAGCGTTCCGCTTGTAATAAAGTCAGCCACGATTTTTCCGTCAGCAGTAATCGCAGTTTCGTACGGACCGTTGTATCCACTCTTTGAAAAACCTAAGCCACCGACATTCCACCGCCACACATTCCTTGCTTCATACAGATTTTCGTTGTCAAGAATCAAAAGCTCATACGGCTTGCCTGTAACAGAATCCGTGTGTATAACAACAAAGCCACCTTGCTGACCTGAAATCAGCGAAGTGGCATTTTTAATAGCAGTATTCATAAGTAACGGAAAGCTGTCGGTTTCCTTTTTGATTTCATCGGTTGTACTTTTGATTTCTGCAACCGTATTCACAAAGTTTGATTTTGCAGTTCCGAGTGTGATTGATGAATATTTCTCGGCCAGTGCGTCATATACGGTTTCAATAACCTTCGTCTTTACCTCAATATTCATATCTGCGTGTCTGACGGTCACTGTGTCGCAGAGGTTCACCTTTTCGAGGAACTGCGAATATTCGGGCTGTTGCCATAGCGGTTCAAACGACACCTTCACCGTGGGAGTTTCGTCACCGAACGGATTCTGTTTGATGTATGACTTAGCCTTTGCTCGAAGTGTGTCCTCGGTAACGGTTTCTCCGTCCTTAAAGAAGGACGAAAAATCCTTGATGAGTGTTTTCTCCCTTGCATATGTTTCCACAATAGGAATTGTGATTTCCGACAGAGTAACCACACTTTCGGTATCTCCGTTTTTAATTACGGCATAGGGAAAAAGGTGTGTATATACCGATGAAAAATCATTGTCCTGCTCAAGTGAGGTGAGGTTCTTGCCGTATTCAATCACCACACCGTTGTCCTTACCACGCTTTGAGTGGAGAATGACATCGAACATATTCCATTCATACTCACCGCCCCATACATCAAGTACAGAACCATCCGTACCGCCAAGACAGGCTCTGATACTCATAGGTTTACTGACTGAAAATGCCCTCGGTGCTGAAAGGTCTGTCCTGCATTTAAAGCCGTGCTTTGATGAAGTATTCGCAAAAATTCTTTCAAGTGCAAGCTGTGGCGAAACCGATTTGCTCTCAAAGCATAGCACACCGATTCCCGACAGGTCATATGAAATGTGCTGAGCATATACCGTGATGATGCCGTTCATCGGAGTGGTTATTCTGTATATGCGAAACGGCTGTGACCTTGATGTGTCATTCGGCTTAACGAGTATAACCCTGTCGTTTTTAATCTCATCAAACAATGCACCGTGCAGAGGATATTTCATCACACATTCAAACGCACCGTTTCTCTCCTCTGTAACTTCGCAAAAGGTGCAGTCCGACAGCACACCGATTCCGTAGGTGTCAAACTCAGTTTCATCTGCTCTGTATAAAATCGGCATCATAACGAACACCACCTTGGAAATACTGAACCGTCTGTTATGCCACCGCCGAGAATAAACCTGTTTTCGCCCTTTACAAGCAAAGGAAAACCCGTGCCTGTAACCGTATCATTTTTCAGCGTGTTGTCCTTGTAAAAGCACATCTTTTCGCTGTCAATCTCAATGAACTCGTCAATATCGTTGAATGTCCATTCGTGTCTGCCGTTTTCGTTATCAATGGTAAGCGTACCCGCACCGTTGCCGTTAAGATGAATAAGCGGTCTGCTCTCAAAGCTGTACGGATTCACAAGTACGGTTTCACCCTTTGACGGCAAGGTCACTCTGTAAATATCCTCGCTGACCTTCTCGAGAGAATGCCATGCGGTTTCGTCACCGAGAAATGTGTAGAGGGCAAACCTTGCATTCTCCTTCTTCCAGTTTTCGTTCACCTTGAGATATATTCTGCTCTTGTCAGCATCTGAATAGCTGTCCCAGTAGCCGTCTGTCCACGAATTTGTATTCAACACAAACATATTTTTACCACTCGGCACAACAAGGTCTGCCGTCTGATTCCAACGGTTGCTCCAGTCGTTTTCCGGCTTTGAACCGTCCATTCTGCAAAAAATCATATACGGAAAATTCAGCACCACATCAATGCTGTGCGGTAGCTCACCGTCAATGTCATATCTAAACGGCTTGCAGTTAAAGCTTACGGTAAACACACCGATTTTGTTAAGCTCATCTTCAATGTCAAGCGAGGAGTTAAAGAGCGCATATCTGAAAAATTTTTTGTCGTAGCTGTCCTTTAGTATGTGATACCTGTCGGGCTGTGAGTACAGCCAAGCCTTGATTTTTGTAATGCTGTCTGCAAGCTGTTGACTGTTCTTTGCAGACAGATATACAGAATAACTCACCTGTGTGTTTTCATATCTGTGATTCGGTACAATCAGATCACCGTTGCGGCCGGGGATTGATACAAAGGAAGAATCGTACTTTGGCGAGGAGTACACATTCTTTCTCTGTATATGAAGCCCCATATCAGATGACCTGACACCGTTGTATTCAAAATAGTTCACGCAAACACCATTCCTTTCCTTTTGGCAAACTGACCTGCAGTTTCCATAATCTCGTTTGTAAGCTGAGAAATATCGTCATTTGAGTAGTTGTTGAAATTTGCAATATTAAGAACAAGCGAAAGTCCGCCGACACCGCTGTTTAAGCCTTGTGTGTTGACGGAGTTTTTTACATTTCCGTCAATGCTGAAATCAGTCGGAAAAGCAGTTTTCATATCATCAGCAAGTGAGTTCATAACACTTGAAACATCACTGCTCATACCCTCGGCGGCACGAACAGCCATATCACCGTTCTTGTCAATAGAGCCGGCAAGACCCTTGACGAGCATTTCGCCAACCCATGCCATTTCCTTTGACGGTGAGTGAATGCCAAAAAAGTCGCAGATGCCGTCCCAGATACCCGAAATCCAACCGCTGACTGAATCCCAGAGCCACGATGCAAGACCGCAGATACCGTCCCACAAGCCTTTTACAATGTTACCGCCAATTTCAACAATCTTGTACATAAGTGAACCAAAGGCCTTTACAATGCCTTCAATAATCTTAGGTACTGCCTTTACAATTCCCTTAATGATAGTCGGCAGATTCTTAACAAGCGAAATCAACAAATCAATACCCGCCTGAATTATTGCCGGAATATTGTCGCTGAGAGCATTAACAATGCCTGAAATGATGTCAGGTATTGCATTCACGATTGTGACGATAATGGTGGGCAGAGCCTTGACAAGTGAAATGAGCAAGTCTATACCTGCCTGAATAATCTGCGGAATTGAATTTATTACCGCATTTATAATCCCGTTGATAATCTGCGGAATTGCCTTGACTATTGATGTGATAATATCGGGCAAAGCACTCACAAGAGAGGTCAACAGCTTAATGCCTGTCTGTATGATTTGCGGTATTGAATTTAAAAGAAATGTAACTATGCCCATGATAATCTGAGGCAGTTTAGATATTAGGTCGGGAAGTGCATCAAGAATACCCTGTGCAAGTGCTGACACAAGTTCAAGTCCTGCGTCAAGAATTGACGGCAAGCTGTCCAGAAGTCCCTGTACAATCGTCATAACCGCATTGACCGTAGTAGGAATTAGTGTAGGCAGTGCATCTGCAAGACCCTGTACGAGAGTTGCTACGAGCAAGGTAGCCGACTCAATCAGCAAGGGCAGATTTTCAACAATTGCATTTGTAATTGTTAATAAGGCTGACACCGCAACAGGAATCAGCTGTGGCAAAAGCTGAAGCAATCCCTCAAGCACCTGTGCAAACAATTCTGCAAGTGTTTCAAGAACCGTTGGGAGCATTTCACCTGCCGATTCAAGCAGTGTGGTAATGACTGTCGGCAAGGCTGAGATGAGATTTTCCACAATAGGCGAGATATTCTCAAGCACGGTCTGAAATGCTGTTACAACATTTTCACACAACACATCAAGGTCAGCGTTTGCGTCGCCAAATCCTACCACAAGGTTTGTGACCGAGGATTTCAACGCATTAACCGAACCCGAAATTGTACCCTCCGCCTCTTTTGCAGTAGTGCCGGCAATATCCATACTCTCCTGCATAACGTGTATTGCATCGACCACATCGGCATATGACGAAATATCATATTTCACGCCAGATATTTTTTCTGCGTCAGAGAGAAGTCTTTGCATTTCCTCTTTAGTACCGCCGTAGCCGAGTTTAAGGTTATCGAGCATGGTGTAGTTTTGCTTGGCAAAGCCCTGATACGCATTCTGAATGAGTGACATATCTGTACCCATCTTGTTTGCGTTATCCGCCATATCCGTGATTGCCATATCGGCATACTTTACCGACTTGTCCGTATCACCGCCAAGCGACTGAATAAGGCTTGCTGAAAAGCCTGTAACGGTTTCCATATAGTCATTTGCAGAAAGGCCTGCCGTTTTATAGGCATTAGATGCGTAGCTTTGCAGTTTCTGCGATGAGCCCTTGAAAAGTGTATCAACACCGCCGACAAGCTGTTCATAGTCGGCATAGGCATTAACTACCTCCTTGCCGAGCTTAACGGCAGTT